GCCCGGCCTCACGGAGGGGCTCAACGAAGTCATCATAGTACTTCTGATCCAGTGCGCCCTCTTTCTCCAGGTGGGGCAGCATCCGATCCAGCGTATCTTCGTCAACCGTCTCTCGCCATGTCGGGTCGGCGTCAAGGATTGACATCTCGCCGTACTGCTCGGGATCGGTCTTCCGCAGGTGCGCCAGCCGGGCCATCTGTTCGAACTGAACCTGCGTCGGCATGGTCCGCAGGAACTTGGGGCCAATATTGCCGATCTTCTGTACGATGTTTGGATCAAACACGTCTGCCCGCATAGCCCTGTAGTTCGCGTCTGCGGACTTCTCGCGCACTGCACGGATCACCCGCATGTCCCGTGCGCGATCCTGGTAGGACACGGTGCGGGACGCGGCGCCGCCAATTTCCTCCTCGCGAACCTCCGACGTGCGGATAATCGCGCTGAGGCGGTCGCCAACCTCGGCCAGCGAAGGGTCGCCAGTCTCGTCTGCGTGCTTGCGCGCTCGGGCCATGAAGTCCACCATGACACGGCGCGGGTTCGATAGGAACGTCAGCCGCGTGCCCTGCCGCTTGGACCTGAAGATGCGTCCTACCACCGATTGCGCCCCGAATGCCGGGCGAGCACCGGAGGGAATGTCGGGAGGGGCCGCAGCAGCGCCCACAGCCTCAGGCAGTGGGTCTACAATCTCGTCGAGTTGTGCCTTGGTCACGATGTCTTCGCCGCGCTTCACACGCTGTAAGCCGACACCGCCCACTATCCGTGGGGCCAGGGTTCCGATACCCGCACCAAATACGCCACCAAGACCACTTTCCGCTACGATGTCTACAATGCCAATGGTGGGGTCAGTACGCGCTTGGACCCCCCTCTCAAGGGCGCCTTCGGCAGCGCCAACTGCGCCAACTCGGGCCGCGCCCAATGCACGCTGTGCTCCAGCGGTACGGGCAGCCATAGCTGCACTACTGACCCCACCTGCCCCCATGGTGAGGGGAAGCGTGACCAGTGCGTCAATACCGACGCCCATCATGGCGCCAGCGAAGTTCACCAGAGCACCGTTGGCCGCAGCGATGCGGTTACGCTCGCGGGCCTTCTCGGTCTGGCGGATGATCTGTAAGATTTCCTCGTGGGACCCTGCCGTCCCCAGGCTCCCCAGGACCGCACTGTCCCCGGAGGCGAGCATCTCGTTGATGAACGCTGCAACCTCCGGGTCCTGCATGCTTTGGTCCATCGACCAATTGCGGTCCCACTCGGGCGTGCCATCTTCCTCTAGCGCACGCGCCATGCCGGTGATGATACCGTTACCCGCAATCGCCGCCCCCAGGCTCTCATAGACCCTGGGACCCTCAGGTCCGACGGGGGGAGCCACACGTGAGACCGGCGGTTGGATCAGGTCTTCCTCGACGCGGCGATTGTGCATCGCTGCGAACTCAGTGACCTTCTGCGGGTCTAACGGCATGGCTCACTCCTTATCGGCGTTGACGACGAATGGCGCGGTTGAAAACGTCCATCATAGCTTCACGGTCGGCGTTGATGTTACGTTCCAGGCGCGTTGTCTGGATATGGCGGCGTTGTCCCTTTGGGAGTTCAGATTGCGCTTCAGCGCCGATGTCTGCGGGAGATGGAATACTCGCAGGCAGTGGATAACTGCCCCAAAACATGACTGCCTCCAGGTAACGACGCCTAACGATACCTTCTTTCCACTTCGGGTCCACCGTATCAATGTTCAACGCGATCTCCCGCGTAGCTTCTTCATACGCACCGTTGCGCACGTGGTCCATTAGATGCCAGTTGCGCATGGCGCCGACCCCAACATTGTACGCCAGAGATGACAGCGCCATCCATCGGTGATCAGCCATGCGGACCTCAGGCAACACATCGGTCCTCAGTGTGTTGAGGTCGTTCTGCATCGCCACGCGCGCCAGCGCTTCAGCCTGCGGACGGGATAGGCGCTGCCTGCCCGCTTTAACCTCCGCAAGATCCAAACCTACCTGTGCCATCTCCCGCGCAGCTTGTCCGTTGGCTTCACGGGCGGTAATGTTGTACCCGATGCCGACCGTCATATTGCCGCGAACACGCTGGCCGGGTCGAATGGCCTGCTGATTGGCGTCATCGTACACGCCAGGACGGAACAATTCACTGACTTCGAGCTGTTCCACCAGCGTCTTCATGCGACCAGCGTGTTTGGGATCGAGCGTGTTCTCCATGAACTGCCCGTAGCTCTCTGACAGAGCGCCCCACTCAGTGATCGCTTCTTGGAGTGTTTGCGCTTCAGGCTGCGTCCCTGTCTCCATCGTAGGGGACATACCCTGCGTTCGAGCTTCAGTCGTCATGTCTGCACGCTCTTCCTCCAGGCGTCGCTGGTGGGAGAGACGCATGGGCGGAGTGAACGCCATGTTCGGGGCTTCAAAAATGCGCTGGTCAGCCTCGGCGGGCGCCGTGTTGATCACCACGTCCTCGTCTTGTCCCTCGATCACACGGGGACCCTCGGGGGTCGCCGCAGTGCCGGGGATGGTGAACTGCAGGGTGGAACCGAACACGCCGCGCCGCTGTTCAGTGCCAGCGCCCGCTGCCGCGATTGCGTCCTCGTTGGCCCAAATCGTGCTGGTCAACTCGGCGCTCTCGGTCATCAGGTCATTGATCTCCCCCACGGACCCGTGGTCGCGTGGGAGCACCCGCAGTGCCCACTGACCGCCCGTGTTCGTCATGAACAGGGAGCCAGCACCCTTCCCGAGGGGAAGCATGACGGCGTTCTCCGGCAGCGCAGGGACCTCGACCATCACACGTTCCTCGTCGATGGACGTGATGGTGGAGCCCATGGCTTCGAACACTGGAAGCAGTGGGTCATCCTTGGCGATACCCTCGATCACGTCGCCTGTGCGAAACACGATGTCGGTGTTGGCGCCCGTCGCGTCCGTCATGGTCGCGGCGTACATGCCGTCACCGGCAGAGTGCTTGTCGGGGCGCACGCCCACGCTCATGCCCGGTAAGAACTGTTCCTGTTCACGCTGAAGCTGTTCCCAGTGTGTCTCGTTGAACTGCTCCAGGCCCAGGGGGGTCTTGCGGGGAACCGCGTGCTTCTCCCCATCGGGCATGTACATGGTATCGAACAACGACTTGCCTTCCATGGCATTCGCTGCGGTCTCGGCGACCATCTCCCTAGTGATGCCCGGTTGTCCGTGTAGCGCGACGGACGCAGCGTTGGCGCGGTCACGATAGAGTTGTCGCACCGTCTCGTCTACGTCTTCCCAGTCACGCTGCGTATTGAACCACCACAGAAACGTGTCGTTCGAGGGGTGTGCTGCTTCGAAGATCTCCTCAGCAATCTCATCTACGCCCTCATCGCCAGCGGCGTCATCGCCGAACAGGCGGCGAGCCAAATGGGTCTTGACGTTCCCCAGGTCCGCCCGGCTCTCCAGATAGTTCTGCCGGGCAGTCTCGAAATCCTCGGGACCGTGCTTGGCCAGAAACGCGATGTTCGCTGCGTCCTCAGTGAGAAACGCCGTATCTGGCGCCGTGCTGTTCTCCATTACCGGGGTGATAAGCGACAGGGCTTCCTGGGCCTGCCCAGCGTCCCCGGTGATGATCCCCTGCGACGCTTGCTCGCGGGCCTTCTTGGACAGGCCCACCTTGGAGATGTGGTTAGTGACGGCTACCTCTGCGACTTCGGGATCGCTCGCCAGGGCGGCGATCTGTCCGTTGGCCCAGGCCTCTCCGATTTTGTCGTTAGCGGCGGCGGGAACCATCCGACCAGCGGCAAGATCATCAATGGCGCCTCCGAGGAGTGAGCCGCTTTCACGAGCGCTTGCAATGCGAGCAGCCAGCCCGCCGAGTTCGTCGGTGTAGCCATTGCCCATCTCTTGGAGTACGTCAAGTTGAAGCTTGCGCAGGTCATCCCCCTCCTCTGCCACACCGCCTTCGATCTGCGCGAAGCGATGCTTGAGGGCGAGCGCCCGCGCTTTCTGGACCGTCGTCTTGGCCCGGCCGGCGCGCTCAATGGAACTCACCGTGGCGGAGCGAAACTTGTTCGGGTACAGGTCCCGGTAGCTGAGCCCGTCGCGGCCAGGGATGGGCGCAGTCAGTAGGCGTGCGGCCTGCCCATCACCTTGAATGTATCGCTCCTCCAGTGCGCTGTAGACCACCGCGTCCGCAGCAGTCGTCCGCTCTGCGGCATTGCCCGGGAGTGTTGCCATGGTTTCCTCGCGGAGAACCGGTAGACTTTCCAGCGTCACTGTTCCCTGTTGGAGCCGGGCGGTAACGTTCTTGTGCGCGAGGGCCGTCGCCTCGGCCCGCGCCTCAGTCTGCCGCGCTTCCCGGATGTCATTCACCAGAGGGCGCGCACCCGCGTACAAGGCAGCACTGTAACTGTCCTTGAAGAACGCGTTCTCCGCGCCGTCCATCTCGGCCTCGACGAACAACGCCACGCCATCTTCCAGCGTCACGTCGGACGGAAGGGTCCCCAGGAAAGACTTCAGCTTCTCCATGTCCTGCGCGGCACTGACAGTGCCGATAGACCGCGCAGCGGCATCCATGACTACTCGGCGGGACGCCACGTCTTCTCCAAAAAAGGCGCCGGTTTGGCCCGATTGAAGGGCACGTTTCGCGTCATCCGGGTTTGCTCGGATTGCGGCCTCAGCCTCAGCGATCCTACGCCCATCCTCAATCTTCTGTGCCGCCATCTTCCGGCGGTCCACCTGCTCGGCAACGCCGATAAGCGTGGGGAAGAAACTGGAGAGGGACTGAGCGAGCGCCGCTTGGCTCGCACCTGCCGCAGTTGGGTGCCGCCGGCCAGCCTCCAATTGAACCGTGGGAGCCGTTGCGCGAGCGCCACGAGCAAGAGCAGGGCGCGTACGTCCAACTCGTTTCCCCCGGTCCCTGGTCGTCGTTAGGTCAATGGGCTGTGCCATGGGTCACTCCTCAAACAGGACCTATAATTCGTCCTGCCGCGTCGGTGCGCGGCTGTTCTGTGCCAGTCGGAACGGTGCCCGCATCGCGGCTAGAGCCGTAATACGATGAACCGATGCTAACTGCGCTCTGCGCAAAGCCGATCATTGCGGCCGTGCGCTTCGCTGCGAAGTTATCGCGAACTGCTTCGCCTTCAGCAGTTAATGCCTCGATTTCTCGCGTTCGGTTCACTTCTAAACGGGCGATATCTACGCCCTCCAGGTAGGCAGCTTCATCTAGCATGCGGCGTTCATTGTCAGAACCCGCACCACCCTGTTCAGCCATAGCAACCTGGATGGATGCTAGTGCACGGTCAGCGGCGGCAGCACGGTCAGCTTTCTTGGCCTGCGTCTGCTCCGCTTTCTCCTGCATCTGGCGCTCGATCTGCTTGATCTGAGCCTTCGCCTGCGCGTGTTGCGCGTCGATACTCACCTTTGCAGCGACAGCAGAAGCGAGGAGGGCGCCACCAATGAGCGCAACTTCAAGTCCCATTAGCCTGCCCTCGCTTTCTCGCTGTACATTCCCCGGTATTTTGCCCCGGTGATCACAAAGTTACCACCAGTATCCCCTGCGTGGATCGTGATCTTCGCCTTACGGCTCTCCGTTTTGACGGGTACGCGGAACGATCCTTGAACACCAGCAACATGCTCTGTGTTGAAGTCGTCGTACCGGAAGTCTCGTGTGGTCTCCTGTGTGACAGTCGGATCTTCCCCACGCGCCCGCCGATCATAGTTGACAGTGACGGAGAAACCATGTGTCGTCGGTCCCCAGTCAAACGTGATGTCGCGCATCTGGAACCGACCGTTGGTCAGAGCTATACCTTCGGGCGCGCCACCCTCGCGCATGAACAAGCGATTGAGGACGGCTTCGGACCGATAAGTCTGCCCAAGGATCACCCAGTTGGTCAGCCCCTCAACAAAACCATACCAGTGGTCATTTGTGTGGAGCGTGATGCCAGACCCGATGTTGTCCACAACAAACTGCGTGGGCTTGTACGGATTGTTTGGTACAATCTGCACTCGCCCGGTTTGCCCTAGTTCCGACCGGAAGTTGACGAAGCAATCTTGGACGCCGTACGTTGCGTCATTCAGGACTGTCGCCAGTTCAGTCATATCAGCCGCATCAGTTCCCGCGATTGAGAACTCACGGTTCGCCACCGTGGTTGTGGTCGCATGCGCAGTGTACGTGTTGCCGCCTACGTCAATCGTCGTTCCTGCGGTCACACCGGACAAACTGAGTTCCGCGCAGTCCGTTAGGATGCCACTAAGCTGTCCGTGGACCAGCGGCGTAGGGATGATCTCGAACTCCTTGTCTCCGCTGTCCCTGTACCGGATACGCATGTATCCATCACGATCCTCGTACGGGGCACGCTGGATAGAGAAGGAACCATAACCGATTACCGCACCGTCAATGCTCTCACCCCAGGTGGCTCCGTTGTTCGTTGCGTACTTCTTGTCGAAGAACACAGGGCGACTATCGTTACCAAACACTTCCCCTTCAGCGCCTTCACGTTCCCGTTCAAGCATCTGGTGCCCAAGGTACACACCGCGCTGATCGCTCCAAACGAGGATCAAGATGTCATTCATGACCTCGCAGCCTAGGATCGAGAAATCGTTTGCTGTCGTGGGCGTACCGTCAGGACCGGTGGCGTACTCCCAGCGGTGCCACGCAGACTGAAGTCTCTCCTGCCCGTCGTCAAAACGATTATAGCAGTAGAGACCTCCCTTGGTGTGTGTAGTGTCTTCGGTTGGGCGGAAGGCGTCACCTACAGGTGAACCAAACGTAATACCCCCGTGCAGACCCTCGCCGCCGTCTTGTAGATCAGTCAAGAGACCAACCCAGCCGACTTCTTCAGAAGATGCACCATCCTCGACGTTGATCGGGATGTATCCGGGCACATGCTTGGAGATGTTAGCTGCGGTGGTGCCAACGCTGCGTTCATCCACTTCATACTCATAGACCGACGAATACAGCCCTTGGTCGGCTACGAAGATGATGGTGTCCCCCATCTGGATCGGTTTGAACTGCAAGGACGCACTGTAGCCAGTCGTCTTGTCCATCACCGCGTCGTTCGGTGTCATCTTGTCGAGTGCGGTCAGTTCGAACTGTGCGTTAGGCGCGGTGAGGAACAGCACCTTACGCAGGACCGTGCCCCATTGCAACTTGCTGACCTTAGTGGTCGCGACGGTGCGGTCGATAGGGTCGCTGTCAAGAACCTCAGTGCTCTTGCGTGGCCAGAAGTCTAGGGCGTCGTTGACTTCCCCTAGGTATACCTGCTCGTCAGCGAGCACGCCCAGTCGTGACCGGTAGTAGAACAGGTCTTTGATTTGTTTGCCCAGGAACGTGGGTGCAGGAACCAGGGCGACAGAACCAACTGTGCGCTGTTTCCACTGCGCGGGACCAAAGTGGTAAGTCCCGTCCGTTTGCTTCGCGATCTGGTGCGGCATGGTCATGAGCATCCAGTCGTGTTGCTCGTCGAGCGTCCGATGCTCTTTCCACACAGCGTCCGCCGCGTCGTCGATGACGTAGTATTCTCGGAACTTCCGATTGTCCTTGTCCCCCGTACCAACGATGCGGTACACGTTGCCTGTACCTGACGCTGCCGGGAGGCTCCCCCACGCCTGCACTGTACCGGTAAGCGCTGTGTCGCTCTCCGTTTCCTTTAGGCGCGTGCCATCCACACCGTTCTTGGAGTAGGTACGATTGGTGAAGAAAGTGAAGTCCGCAACACTGGTCAGCGCAGCGTCCGCTTTCACGATGCCGTCGATGTATTGCCACGTCGGGAACGTAAGCTCGAACGAGAATGTGTCAGTAGCACTCGGAGTGCCGGCACCAGTGATGTTAACGCGGAAGTACTGGCTGGACGCGGCGAGGGCGGCAGACCCGGAACCAGAACCACCAGTCTCACCTGTGATCCAGTCAGTCCACCCGCTTACGCCGTCTGCGCTTTGTTCCACCTTGAACGTCCATGTCGCGTCATTCGAGCGCCAGGAATACGTAGGGGTCTCAGGAGCGCTAACTTGCTTGTAGGGACCGAACACGCTCTTACCGGTCGTCGTGTCCGTCAAGACACCTACGCCACCATCAAGCCCCGTGCTGTCCACGTGGAGATAACATGACGTGGGCTCTACGTCGATAGTGATGGGGGCGCCAGTCTGCGCGTTGAACATCAGGATCGAACTGTCCGAGATCAACAGGATGATCTGGTCCGTATTGTCTCGGTCGATAAAGTGGACTTTGTAGTCCAAGGCTTTGTTCGCCCCGTATAGTTCGCTGATGAAGGTCAGCCCAGGGCGGCGTTCGAACCCACCGGTCACGATAGACGGCAAGCAATTGGTCATCTTCTGCACGGTATTGCTCGGTCGAATTGCGTCAGGCTGACGTGATACGCCACCGAACATCCCCGGAATGGGGATTTCCACCAAGCGTCCCATGGTTCTCTCCTAATCGTGAATGCGTGTTCCTTGCATTAGCCAACGATGCGAGTTGATCCCAACAAAGCTATCGTTGAGTGTCACTCGTATACTTTCACCGGGGTTCAGTACAATAGGCGCCATCCTATCTTTCGCAAATGTCCATCGCCATACCACTAGTTTCGCCGACGCCGATCCGAAGTCTACCAGTTGCAGATCGTAACACAGCGCGGCTATATCTTCATGGCTTTTCATCGTCAGCCCGTCAAGAATATCGTGAACAAGAGTGTCGGACGTATCATACTTTCCGATGCTGATCCCATTGGTTAGAGCCGCTAGTCCACCGTATCCGTCCGCAGAAATTGCACCGTTGTCCACAATGACGCCGATTATCCTATGAACATTAAGTAGCTCATCGGTACCTGCCATGATCTTAGCGACAGCCGGGGTGACACTGTAGTTTCCGTTGAAGTTGATGGCTCCAGATCCGTCACCAACATCGTCAAGCAGGCGTGAAAAGTAGACGTTCTGCGCAGGGGCGATCAGCGCCGGTTCAGTGTGCCCCATCACCATCTCCACCTGGGACGACGCCCAGGACGGTTATGATTGAACCGCATCGCCACGCTCTGCATGTGCGGATTGTGATCAAATAGGTTGTTGTCGCCGACCTTCTCGTCGAAGTTCGTGGCGATCACCAGGGCTTCCTCCAGATCTTCCGACGTAAACTTGTGGATCGTCAGGGACCCGAAGCTGCCCTTCTGGAACGTGTGGGCCGCATCGACCGCGACGTACCATTGGACGGGAGGCGGACAGTGCTCGAACTCCAGATACTCCTTCACGTCCACTGTGATTGTTTGAGGGCCGTTGGGCCAATCCTCGCGGTCATCCACGACGTTATACAGAATGAACTTGGTGTTGTCGGAGTTCCGTCGCCACGCGACGTTCATCCCGTAGGAGAATTCGCCGCTGGAACTATCAGTGTATTGACCAGGGCGCGGGGGATTGGAGGGCTGTACCTCCAACACGTTCGCTGCGATTTCGTACGTGTTATCTGCGGTTTTCGTGACATTAACGCCCAAGCGAGTGTTGAAGTTCCACTCACCCATCTGAATTTTTCTGGAGCGCTCGTTCAGCACCCGCCGAGCTTCGGCTGCTTCGTCAACCTCGTCAATACCGGTGACGGTATCGACTGGTGCCTCGCCGATAGACGCAAGGATCATATTCACCGCGTCGATTTCGGTCATGTGAGCCGTTAAGGGCATGCCTGTCTCCTGAAATGAAAAAATGCCGGGGGCTCCCGAAGGAACCCCCAGCGCTGCGTCGGAGGAGAGGAGGACGCAGTACTCCCATTTACGTGATTGGGATCACGTATTGCGGACTTCCCAGGTGCCCTCGTTGCGCACAGAGCCGTGGCCAACGGCGATCTTGGCGACAATGAAGTCCTCCTGGCGACGAACGTCGCGGGTCTTCTCCAGACCCATACCGATCAGCTTGGTCGTGCCGACGCCGTCGTTTATCCAGGCGCAGCCCAGCGTAGTCGAGAAGTCGGCGCGGTACTTAGCCTTCACAGCGGAGTTGGCGCTATCATTCGACTGCGGCAGCAGGTTGGTCGGGAACATGTGGACCGAACGCAAGCGCACGACCTCCAGGCCCTCGATGCCGCCCTGGGTGAACTGGTTCTCCCGATTGGCGAACAGGAAGTTGTTGGTAGCGCCATCGTTCTGCGTGCTGTAGAGCACGGCGTCGAACGTGTCCTCGGGGACAGCCATCCAGATCTTCTCGCGCGCCTTGATGTTGTTCTGGCCGGCAAGGACACGCGCCTTCCGCATGACCTCCCACCACTGCGCGCCGGCAGTGGCAGTGATAGTGCCAGACACGTCCGCCGACAGGATCACACGACCCGCCGGGAACGGAGAAGTGGTCTGCGAGCCACCGCCGAGGGTGCTGTCGTCCCGCGCGGTCTTGATGACCGTGCGGTAGACGTTCTCGTCGAACACGCGAGCGATGGCGTCGCCAAGCTCCTCGGTGTACCGAGCGCGAACGTCGAAATGCGACATGGCCTCGTCAAGGTCGTAGATGCCGATATGGGACACGAGCAGGCCGTCGATGGAGATCACGCGCTCCGTCTCGTCGGTATCCTGGCCCAGCATCTCCTGGCCGGCGACATGGTAGTGGGCGTCAACCTTCCAGGTCTTCGGGAACTGAGCGGACTTGCCACTCTTAATCTGACGCACATAGTGGCGCGTCATGGTGTGGGTAGCCTCAGTGAAGGCAGCGAAGACTTCGCCACCGAACATCTTGAGGAACAGACCCGTAGCGTCCGTGGTGTCCGCAACGTCGGTGCCGAAGCGCGTCGGGGCGGACGGATCGCCTACGAAGAAAGCCATTGATGCTTCTCCTCAGGTGGAGTTGAAGTTCGGTTGCCAACTTGTCTCCAGTTATCGTTGATTGACCTCGGTTGTCCCCTCGGGGGCCGTGGCGTCGCAGAAGCCTTCGACGTGTGGAACGGAGGGCGATCCCCCTGTCAGCTTGCGAGACTGACAAGAGGGCCTCCGGGTAGGCACATGCCCCCGCCGGGGCGCGGCGCCTGCGCGAAGGGAGCCCGAAGGCTCCCCTCTGGTAGACGTCGTCGGATCACGGCTGGCTAACCGACAGGATCGCCGAGTTGACCGTGATGTTGGCGGTGTCGTCATCGTTGAAGAACTGGAGCGTCAGATCAGCGTTGACCGGGATCTCCACAACCTCGTCAAACACGAAGTCAGCGGGCGTCAACGCGGCCACAGATGCGGCGGTCGAGGTTGCCAGCACCTTGTCACTGTTCGCGGCGTCCACGAGACGGACGTTGATCGTGACGGTACCCGCAGCGGGCTCCATGTTGATCTTGCCCTTGACCCTCAAGTAGTGCGGGTCATTCCAGGCAGGCTTGGTCGTGTCTGGCTCCAGCTTACCAGCGGAAGCCGTGAAGTCCAGAAGCTTCTCGACCTCAACCCAGGCGACGAGCGTGTCATCGGTCCAGGTGTCGGCCGCAGCGATGGTGACGGTCATACCGTCCGCATCTTGGAAGGAACCACCGCGCGGAAGGCGGAAGTCCACAGCGCTCAAATAAGAAGGCATATGTTGATCTCCTCACGAGGTCACGGAGTGTGAAACCTCGGGTTCATGTGGTAGGTCGAACGTGCCGCGCGATCAGTCACGCTTGCCCGGTATTCCGGGTCTGTCTTGTACCTCGGGTCCTGAATGGCCGCTTGCAACTCCTCTTGAGAAGCAAACGCCATCTTCTCTCCTGGCACGGAAGGACCGCCCTTATTCGGGCCAGCCCGGAGGCCGGGACCTTCCGCAAGCGGCGGCAGTCCCATCTTGGACCGGATTTCCGCAATGGCAGCGTCTCGCTGCTCTGCGTTGTTGATCCGCGCGTCAAACGCGTCAATCTCCGCTCCGGTCATATTCTGATCGGCCCAATCGACCACCTTGTTGAACTCCGCCTCGCCGCCAAACGCGGTCATTACGGCGCTCGTGTGCTCGTCCAGGCCTTCCTTCGTCATGCTAACGACGCCCTGCACGCGTTCGCGCGGGATGCCGATGCTTTCAAAGGCTTTGTACTGTTCCTCAGTCAGGTCGCCATGATCGGCGATCTGCTTGTCGATCTCCGCGAAGTCCAGACCCGCCGCTTCTACAGCAGTCTTGATCGGATCGCCCTCACCTTCCCCAGGCTTCTCCTCCCCGGCGGGTTTCTCCGCCGCCTTCTCAGCGGCTTGCTTCGCCTTGAAGTCAGCCTCGACGGCATGAGACTTCCAATCGTACTCCCCGGTGTCCTTGTTGTAGAACTTGTCGTGGCCACCTTCCGGCATGGGAGTGACTTCGCCCTTCTCAGGCTCCTCACCACCGACATGCGCGGCGCTGCCATCTTCGTTCACAACGACGGCAGGTTTGTCCTCGCCGCCCTCGGGGTTCGGGTTGTCACCCTCAGCGGGCTTCTTCAACGTGGTCGTCATTGCTGGTCTCTCCTCCAGTTAGTCCTTAGGACGCTCAGCCATCGCCTGCTGCATCGCTGCGTCGGCGTCGGCTACAAGCAATTCCTGTTCAGGGGTGGCGGTACCGTCACGGACAGCTTTGATAGCCTCCCACCTGATCTTGCCGTATTTCTCGCCGTCCTTGCCAAAGCTGTGGCAGTTTCCAAACGGCTTTCTCTCATTAAACGGTTGCCATCCCTCAGGTATGGACATCACACTCCTCCTTCAATCTCGCCCTTCGCAAGGTTTGGCGCAGCACGCGCAATGGCGTCCCTCGCGGTTGCCAGTTCCGCTTGTCGTTCCTCCTCTGCGATGCGCTCACCCTCTGTCCGGGTAGCACCTGCGAAGCCAAGACCGACCAGTGCAGGCTTGATGATGTGTCCCAACTTAACGTGTGGCAGGACTTGTTCAGGTGAACCGAAGCTGTTCAACAATTCGGCAGCCTGCATTGCACGCGATGCGTCCCGCTCACGGGACAGCGCGTCGAGACCAGTAAGGATGACAGGCTTCACCCTCTCCCCGTCGATATCGGGAAGTTGGGGAAGTTCCTGTCGCTCCTCCATGTTATCGACAAGCAATTCAGTGCGGGCGCCCATCATGTCACCAATCAAAGACGCAAAGTTGCCGCCAAGCGCGGCTTCCAACTCTTGCAGATCCCGCTCAATTTCAGTCGCGGTGACGCGCTCTGCATCCCGCTGTCCTGCGCTAAACAGAAGAAACGCTTTTGCGATGTTAGACCGCAATGTCTGCGCTTGCGTCTCAACGGTCGTAATCGCTTGGTTCACGTTGAACGCTTTGAAATCAATAGTCTCAGGGTCCGCGACGATGGTGTCACCAGTCAGCGCTTGTTTGATCCGGTTGCGAATACCCTGCGTGTTAGCGCCAGGGCGAATGAAGATGTAGCCAGTGCTCGCAAGTGCGCTCAACTCTAGCAGCGCCTTATCGAGCGCCTCCAGAGAACGGAAATCCGCTATGTGCTCCTCGACCTTCGCACGCCCGTAATCTTCGCCTGGGGTCGCTGACCACCGAAGAAATCGGTACGGCAGGCGAGCAATCGGGAAGTTCTCTGAACCAATCTCAACGCCTTCGATCTCCTGCGTCACCTTGTAGAATTTGACACCCTTGCCGTCGTCCGCGATGCGTCCCCAGGTGTACATGAAGATCTCAGTTTCCGCAGTCGCCTGCGCTGGAGCGTGTTTGTCCCATTCTGCAGGCAGGGTGTCCTTGTCGAAGCGCTCCTCGATCACAAACTCCGCGACCACGCCTTTGTGGTCCCGGCGCACAACGTAGCTATCGAGCCGGAACAGGCGAATGCTATCGTCGTCCAAGCTGTGCTCACACACGTTGCCCGCGACGATCAACTGCTGCATTGCTTGAAACGTAATCGGGCGCCATCCTACCGTTTCGACTTTCCCCTGGATAATCGCTTCCATCAGGGATAAACCGCGCGACACATCGGGATCTTCTTCCCCGTTGTTTGCCATCTTTGCTGCCGGGGGCAACTCGAACTTCATGTAGTTCCGCCCGGCGGGCATGAAGGCGCTGGTGTTCCGCGAGGCAAGATGGACCACCACGCGCGCACCGAGGCCCTGGTAGGGCTCCACAAGGTGCGACTGGTGATCATGTCCCTCAAGCGGCATTAGAGATGGGATAGTCAAAAGAGCATTGTGACGAGCGCGCTGTAGGAACTGCTCTCGGTCTGTGAACAATCGGTCGTATCGTTCCTTCGCACTCATTCACTTCCTCCCTTATCTACTGCGCCTGCCGAACGAACCGCCCCGGCGAGATCTTCTCCGATTTCTGCGAGCGCGCCGAACCGCCGATCCAAACCCGCCGGCTCTAGGGGCCGATCTAGGCGCAACGGGACTAGTTGCATCCGCTACTTTCCGAGTTTCAGTCACCGGACTTGGTGCAGCGGGGCTAGTTACACGCCGCTTACGTTTTCCGAAAAAGCCACGAAAGGCCGCTCCAAATCCACCGGCACGTGGAGCGCCTGTCCCTTTCCGAGTGCTTACTGGACGACTAGGTCCGCCATCTCTAGCTGCGCGTCCCGGAGAAATACCGACCCGTGGTTTCTTGGAGGGCCTACCTTCTCTGGCTACTCGCGAAGCAGAAACGCCAGCCCGCACGATCCCAGGGCGACTAGGTCCGCCGTCTCTAGCTGCACGGGCTGCTGAGATAGTAGGATCGCGGGGAGCAGGGCGGAGTGCCGCATCGCCACGATCTCCGCTAGGCACACTGCCGGGCTTAGCCCTATCAAAAAGGCCCCCAATCCCGCCCCTCGGCTTGTCCTCCGCCGCAACCAATGCTCCAGGCCGAGTGACTGCAAATGGTTTGATCGCCATCAGGTCGCTTCCTTCTCTTTCTCAACGCGCATCTTCGCGCGTGACAAGGACGCGCCTTCACGCATACGCCGCTCGCGCACACGTCGGATAGCTGCTCCAAACGACCTCGGGTCCAAATCAGTTCGGAAGACCCTGGGCGGCTTAGGCTTCTTCGGCTTCTTCTTGCTCATTGTCCCGCTCCAGGTCTATGTAATAGTAGTCATCTTCGTCCTTGTCCCAGCCAAGGATCGAGTACAGACGCCGCAGTTGCGGCGTAGACGCCAATCCGCGCACGCATGACACATCAGGACACCGTGAAGCGTCAACAACCGCTTCCCAAATCTGATCAATGATGCGCGGGCTAAGCCAGCGTGCGCGCCAATCAGGATGCGCGCAGCCATGCTGCTCCAGCAGCCACGACTTTACCAGTCCGTACCAGACGACGGCCACCGTGTCACCCGTCTCTGTGTCGTAGACCTCACTGATCCAACACAGGTCGAGCATCTGCGGGTCGTCAGTCCACAGGAACCCCTGAGGATGGTACGCCAAGACGAATTTCGCCAGACCCATCAAGTACTTTGGCGAGCCCCCAAAGGGAGCCGTCATCCGCACTCTCAGCCTGCTCGGGTCCTTCCGCATCGTCTCGCTCATATTCCTCCTCCTCCAAGGCTTCCTTGAGTTCATCCACCAGGGCGCGCTGCGCAGCCATCCAGAGGAAGCTATCAAGGTTTTCCTTGAAGTTCTTGACCCCCTCGGGGGTGCGCGGCATGGCTACCCGGGGAACTGCCGCGTCCAACAGCATCACCATGTCGTAGGTGAACCTGGGAAGTGCGTCCTCTTTTTTCGCCATGGTCTCTCCTCCACCTGCGATTGAGAATAGTTTGCAATAATACACTAAAAAAATGTCGGTTCCATAGGGCTTAGGGGGCATTTTGGGTGCACCAGAAACGAAAAAAGGCAGGGGTCCCCTCCGAAGAAGGGACCCCAGGATTGCTCAGAACGTACAGACGACCTCCCCATTCGGGAGGACTTGACAGTTGGTGATCGGGTTGTTGCCAGACACGTCGGCGCACCAGCCCCGCAGTCCGAAAACGTAGTGCAAGCTGTAGCCGGCCAACCCGGGGCTCGCCTCGAACGACGTGGAGTAGCCATCAGTCTCGGCGGTCGCTCGGTTGATGATGGTGCCGAGGGCGTTGTGGCAGGTCCCCAAGGTCGAGTAGATGTCAGGAGATACCTGAAGCCCACCGCCTCCGCGCACATCGTAGTCACGGATAAACCAACGGAAACTTCCAGCGTTGGCTTCGACTGAGATGGATGTGAGGGACATGATGACCGCAAGCGCGGCCAGAATTGACTTGATCAAGATTTTCTCCTCCGGTATTTCCAAGCGTGGGCAAGCCACACCGCGTTGACCGCCACGAGCGCGGCACCCCCGAGGAAACTGAGCCACTGATCCAGCGATGGATAGTAGAACAGGTTCCAGAAGCCCCACGCCGTGAAGAAAACGGTGGTCAAGGGGTTGATCCCGTGAACCACCTTGTCACGTCGAATGACGCGGACGTTCTCCCACAACACGAGAGCGCCCACCAACTCGAACGTCGCGTTGATGGCGTCAGGCGCCATGTCTCTTCTTCAACAACGTCTCCAATCGTCCCATCGCGTTCCACGCTTCGTGGACGGCATGCATGTAGTTCCACTCAGGGTCAATGAACTCACCCTTCGCTTCCTTCACTAGATGCCGAACCAGCGCCTCCCGCAAAACGTCGGGCGCGTTCTCGATCTCAGTGAATGACGTGTCCCCCTCGGGCACATCATGCTTCTTGCAGCCATCACGCGACAATGCAGCGACTGCCTCCATGGCACGAGGGAACCGTTGAATGAAGCCAGAGTAGATGGATGTCTTCACGTACTTCTCTTGTGTCGCTTTGTTACCTCGGCTCATAGGTTAAATCCTCCGTCCTTAATGACCATGCTCGCCAGTTCGAAGTGCTGATCCACGAACCGTGTATACGCTAACTCAGGACCCCATGGTACGATGCGCTCGCGCCGTGGCTCAGGCATATCTCCCCACGAGAACTCCGTCTGGTTTTCAGGAAGCAAATCACGGACTTCCGTCGCCAGAGCGATGAAATCGTAGGACTTCGTGAGTTTTTCCAACTCCGGGGTCATCTCAAAGCAGAGCCCAGCGTTGACCACTTGCTCCACTTTATGTATGAACGGACGTAGTTCGGGCACACAATACTTCACTTGTGAGATGATGTCCCCAACGTATGCCTCCGCGCTGTCGTGGTGCAGTCCGGCGTAACACTCAAGCGGGGTGCAGCCATCCTCCTCCATCCAGCTTGAGATGCGAACCGCGTGTTCTGCCACTGTGTAGATAGGGCCGAAGTCTGCGAAGTGCCCGTTGTACCGACACTGGTGCGAAAGCGCCATCGCAATGTCCCCAAAGCGAACTTCGGAGACGCGCGGATCAGCAACGAAGAACGCGTTACCGCTCGCTGTTTGCTGCCACGGCCCCCGTTCCGTCACCTGCTGCTTCAGTCTCGCGTACGTGGCCATCTTCGATTGCATCAAGTATCCTCCTGATAGCTGGGTCCCAAACGTATCGGCCTGCTTTCGCACGAACAAGCTGGCGAGAGCGGTCAGCCATGATAGAACGATGGAGCGTCAACACGCTCGACCGCATCTTTTGCGGGCGCCGAGGGCGCTCAGCACGGTTCTTGTGTCGATTGCCCTTCGGAACTCGCGTGATCGGAAGATCAAGACGCATCGAGGTTAATCCACTCGACCTGATCGTACTCGGGGTGCCAAAGTTTCACTCGCGGACCACGCGGTGTAAAAAGGTAATCCCCATGCCGCAAGATGCGAGCGCACCGTGCGTTCATCAGGAACTCGTCGAAGATGGCGTCGGACGCTTGGGCGGGATCATCACTGTCAACAGCGCGCTGATGCGCCCACAATGAGTGGTATCGTGTCAGCTTAGTGGAAGCACGAAACGCAGCGAGCGCTCCGTTCACATTGGCGTCAAGACCGGCGAACCTGCTGATGAAGTTGTGTGTCTTCTTCTCACCAATGCCGGGGGCGCCCTTGAAGTTATCCACCGCGTCCCCCATCACCGTTTGGAACATCCAGTGGTAGTCGGCCTCCTGCGGGTCGATGCGGCCCATGCGCTCGATCTTCCAGTGCGCTTCAGGTTGCGCTCCCGCCGGAGCAGCGACAGACTTCAGCAGACACACTCGACCGGGAACGGTCAGCATGTCCTTGTCCATCGTGACCATGGTGTACTTGAGCCCGTCATCTCCTGTGGCGATGATGCCCATCGCGTCGTCGCCCTCAAGACCGGGGAGGAACTTGTTGGGGAACTCGTTCTCCAGACAGTCCTTCACGTAGTCGTGCAGGAGCGGACGCTCCGAAGTGCGATTCGCTTTGTACGCCGGGTGGATGCCGTAGCGGAACGCCGCCTTATCGCGCGTGCGGTCACTGAACACGATCAACGAACGCTTACACTTCGCGATCTTGGTCCACGTCTTGACCAGCTTGAACGCGGTGTCTCGCGCTTGGTCCTTCGACAGGTTCGTCATCGTGTCCCCGTCACCGTCCCAATCGATCTCCTCCTGGGCTGCGGCGGCGAGGCGGTAACAGAAGATGTCACCGTCGATCAGTGCAACGTTGCTCATGTACCTTGCTCCGCAACACCAACACGTTTCTGATACGCAGGCCACCCGATGAACCCGTAGGGCAACTTCTCCTCGTAGTTCCGTCCATAGAACAGATACATAATGTCCCACTCAACGTCTTCGGTGACAGCGACAATCTTGTCGATGATCACAGTATTCTCTGGAGCAAATCCACAGACAGCAGACCACGCTGCGACTGGCGTGTGGGGGTTCGTCACCAATTCATTATAGAGTGTCGTGGCGGTCTCCATGTTGTTGCAGATGACGCCCACCTGAACGATTTCGCCCTCCGCCCAAGTCGGGATATTCTCGACCACGATGTCTTGGGAACGAGAGAGACAAGGGATCAGGATCAACGCGGCAATCCCCGCCGCGAACAGGATACGTGTGATAGTTTGCATCATTCCTCCTCAGTGTGTTTCTGCCCACGTGTCGCCGATCTTATACTCCCCAGCAACAGGACAGCGGAAGTTGAGCATTTCCCCGGCGACCGGCACGCAGTCGGCCAGGGTCTTCCCCACAAGGTCCGCTACCTCGGGGCGTGCTTCGTACTGTACTTCGTCGTGCACCCACATGACCATCGCGAAGTCTTCGTCTTCGACCAATCCGTGGGCTTCCAGATGCTCAGTGGCGATTGCGATGACTTGCTTCATGATAATGATACCCGCACTTTGAAGGATCAAATTCAACGCAGAATGCGGCGACCGGACCCACAGCGTGCGACCATCGAGGCCCCGCAGCTTACCCTGGAGGCGCGCCCGGCGTTGTACTTCACCAGTCAACTTGCCGGCACCAATCCATGTGCTCTCAATGATGCCGCGCACAGCCTTACCGACCGCCGTGTTCGACGGACGCTTCTTGCCCACGGGGACACCGAGAAGTTCGTAGTTGATTTCCTTCCCGACTTCGTACGCGATCTGGAACATGGTCAATCCCAGCTTCGCGTCGCCGGCCCCGTAGAGCCAACCGTACTCAATGCGCTTGGTCCCGTTGCGGCACTTGTCCCACTCGACCGGGTTGTCTTCCTTCGTGAACCCGAAGTCGTTGCCGAGTGCCAGCATCATCTTCGTGTGGACGTCGCCCTCCAACAGTTCACGAATGAACTCCCCTCCGTCGTACGGAGCGAGGTAGTGCGACAGGCACCGAAGTTCGATACCGGACAGGTCCATGCCGACCAGCTTGCGCCCCTTCGTGGCAGTCCACGCCTTGCGCATGTCCTTGTCAGTCGAGACCTGCTGGATGTTCGGCGAGGAACACGATGGCCGACCCGTCACTGCCTTAAGCGGGTTCAAGTTGGCGTGTACTCTGCCGTAGTGGTCAATGTGGTGAAGCCACCCGCCACCGGAGCCATCTTTCTTGGGCTGTGAGTTGATCTGCCCGATCTTCTTATCGGTCCCTAGGTAGTCGGCGAGCACGCCGGCCTGCGGAACGGTGGCGGACAGGTCCCGCAGGATGTCTTCGTCGATCTTCGGCTGTCCCGTCTCCGTGTACGCCGAGGGTATCCACTTGAACGTACGCTGGAGCCGCTTCGCGATCTGCTGCCGTGAACCGGGGTTGAATTCCTGCACTTCGACCGGCGTGTAGGCGGAGCCAGGATCGAGCATCCCGTACATCGGGTGCCGCTTGTTCACGACCTTCAGAACTTTACCACCGGGCGGGGTGCCCGTCTTGGCAACGAGGATCGGCGGGAACAACTCTTGCAGTTCCTTTTCGACCTTCTCGTTCTCGTCCATCAGTTCGGACAACAGCTTGCGAGTGTACGGCACGTCGAGTTGGAAGCCGCGATTGACTGTCTTCGCACACTCCCACGCAACTTGATGTTCGATCTCGACGGCGCCCGGCATCAGGTCGAGCATCGGCCACAGGCGCTGGGCGAGGCGGTCGGTAATCTCCACGTCCATCGCGCAGCGGTGCTCCATCTTCGGGGACCACTGCGTCCAGTCTTCGTGGACGACCTTCTCGATACCCAAGCGTTCCCCCCAGGTCTCCAGCGCATGCGGGCGCTGGCCGGGGCGCTCGGGTTTGCCCAGCTTGGACAGGACCAGAGTGTCGATGATGTACCGCCAGTCGATCTCAATGTCGAGATAGACCATAGCAGCGGCGCGAATGTCGTACCCTAGTCCGTTGTGGAACACGACGTACCGCTTGTCCCTGGTGGCGCGCGCGATGATCTCCAGGCCGTCGCGCACACTCCCCTCGGCATTCGGGCAGTAGTCGTTGTAAGAGAGGGGGGCGTTGTCGTTGTCCCACATCTCTTTGATGCTCACCTGCCAGATCGTCGTCAGAGTATCGAGAAGGCCATCGGCCTCCAAGTCGGCGATCAGCGGTGTTTCCATGTCTTACCCTTTCAACATCTCCGGGTTCACGCTGTTGCGGGACACTTCGCCGAACTCCCGGTGCAGGGTGATCGACTTCATGCTCCGCTTGGAGCGGTAGCCCTTTTGTGAGTGCCACGCGTCTTGCGCAGCCAGCACTTGGAACGTCTCGACAGTCGCACCAACGTAGTCCTTGTAGCCAAGCTTCTGTGAGTGGTGCACGTGGCCCACCCAAATGTAGCGATGGTCCGTCGCGCCCCACATCTCGGGCACGTCGGTCGCCATGATCAGTGGGAGGTCGGGCAGCTTGGCTCCGTGCCCGTGGTGCGTACCAACCAGCACCTTCCCGAACTGGAAGTAGTGGTAGTGACGCGGCGACGTGTCCACCGTCAGGCGGGGCTCGTTCTCGTACACGACGCGCAAGCACTCCATCAGGAAGATGGACGAGTACAGGTCGTGGTTCCCCACTTCGATGATCAGATGCACGTTCTTGTGCTTCTCCAGCGTACGGTCGATGGTGTACCGGATGGTGCGGATCGCCGCGCGGATCATCTGCGGGAAGCGTGTGTCGCTGTCGAGCATGTTGTCGCCGGTCGGCGTGACCGGGAACTGTCCGTCGTAGTGCATGAAGTCGCCCAGCACTGCGATCAGCGCAGTCTGCGCTGGGGGCGCCGCGCCCACGAGGTAATCCGTCGCGTCCCGCAGAAGCTTCTCCGCGATCTTTAGGTCGTAGTCTCCGTTGGCACACTCTTTGCCCCAGGCGAGCATGCCCATGTGATGGTCGCCAATCGGGTAAGCGACGCACAGGTCTTCGCCGACGCTCAGCGTGTCGAGCCCGTTGGTCGGGCTGCGCATCCAGGGGATGGGCGCGGCAGGCGGGAGGGACTGCGACAACTCGTCGGCCAGTGTTCGCCACGCCAGTTCACGCTCGGCATCCTCAGGCTTCTCCTGCACCCACTGCTGCCGAACTTCCCCGTTCGGACCGAAGTTGGTGGACACCTTGCTCACGCGCATGCCTTCCGGTGCGGGGTGAACGAGGTTGTACTGCGGGCTGTAGCCACGGGCGACGGCTTTCTCCTGCACACGCCGGAACGCGACGCGGATGTTCGCCGTCGTGCACCCCAGGACGCGCGCCGCTTGGCTCACGCTCCCGCAGTTCCACGTCGCTTCCAACCGCGCCCACTGTGTCTCGGTCGCGAACTGTCGAAGGTTGTCGTCTCTTTCGTATCTCATGAGAACTCCTGCTTAGAAGTCTTGGGCGGGATCGTCAACTCCTCCAGCGGGTTTGTCTTCGCCTTCCCATTCGAGGAGGCGCCCCGTCTCGCGATTGTACCGCAGGTATCCGGCTGGGCCGGTGTCACCTGCGTACCGGTTCTTGAGTACGCGCAACAGCGTCGTGTTGCGGTCATCCTCGTCTTCGGCCTGACTGTCTCGTTCCAGTGCGATCACGGCGTCGGACAATTGGGCGATGGACTGCGAGCCACGGAGCAGGGACAAGTTGATCTTCCCTCCGTTCTCAATGGGCTTGCCATCCGCACGCTTCAAGTGCGAGATGACGTGGAATGACGCGTTCGTCTCCTGTGTGAGGGAACGCAGTGTGGTCATGATCTTGTCGAGCGTTCGGCGCTCGTCCACTTCCAGATCGTTGCCCGATACGACGAGTGACACGTGATCGAGGATGATCACCCGGCACCCCAAGGCTTTGACCATGTAGCGGATGTGCCCGATCAGCACGTCTTCATCGAGCGAGCCGAAGTGATCGTACGCCTCGATGCGGCGCGTGCCGATGGTCTGCTCCCACGCAGCGTCGAACTCCTCGTCGGAGTACTCGATGCCGGGCAGGTGGATGGGCTTGTTCAGTTCGATGGAGATGACACGCTTGCCGGCGCGGTCGGGACCCTCCTCCAGATACACGATGCCGACCTTCGTGGCCTGCGTCGTGCACAGATCGTGCAGGATTTCCGACACGGCGGTCGTCTTGCCGGCGCCCGTGCCCGCGCACCACGTGATCAACTCCCCGTCCCTGTAGCCATACAGCTTCTCGTTCAGCCCGGCCCAGGGATAAGCGCGGCCCATCCGCAGGCGGGCCTTGATCCGTTCTTTGATGTCCGCGAGGTTGATCACCGCGTCCGGTCGATACGCCTTGGCGTTCCACAGTGCGTCGCGCAGGGGCTTGCGGCCCTCCGCCTTCAGCATCTCGGCGGCGTCCTTGTACGCGCCGAAGTCCACGACTGCGGCCTTGCCCGGTGAAAACAGACCGACGCACTGCTCAACCGCCTTCTTGCCTTCCTCGTCGGCGTCGAACGCGAGCACGATCTTCTCGTAGGTCTCCAAGAACTCCAGGTTCTTCTTGAGCGCAGCGAGCGCGCCGCCCGCCCCGTTCGGGACGGACACGGCGGGCCACGACAGGCCCATCGCGTCACACGCAGCGAGCGCGTCCACTTCACCCTCGGTGATCACGAGCATCTTGCCGCCACGTCGGGCAAGTTGCATGCCGAACAGTGTGGCGCGGGATATGTCGCCCGTGATCGTGAAGTCCTTGCCGGGCATGCGCACCTTCTGTGCGACTAACTGCCCCTTGTCGTCGTAGTAGGGTGCGACCTGCACCTTCTCGCCGTCGTACACGCCGATGCCGTAGCCGTACTTCTTGCAGGCTTCCTGCGAGATATCCCGGCTCGCCAGCGGAATGTACTCCAGATCGTAGAGGAGCGGCTGGCCCTTCGGAGGGTCCTTGCGTTCACCATCCGGTGCCTTGATCGTGCCGCAGGAGAAGCAGATGGACACGCCGCTCAAGTAGACGGCGCGTGCATCACTGCTCCCGCAGTCGTCGCAAGGCAGTTTGGTTTCAGCGAACTGGCTCACGGGCTCCCCCTCCTGAACTTGTGCTGAAACAGTTCGTGGCCGTGCGTATACTTCCACATCTTACCTATCTGCTCAGCAAGCGTGACCCACGGCCCGCCCATCGTCATCATCACGTCAACAAGCTGTGATGCCGCTTCCGGGTCAAGCCTCAAGATGTAGCCGTCCTTCTTGTCGTTGAGCATAGCAAGCGGGGTGATGGGCGGGCGTGTTCTTGTCATTCGAAGAACTCCTCCGTGATTTCAACGGGGGGGATAGGGACTAGCTTTTCTTCATAAGTATCCCATACCCACTTAACACGGTCGGGCGCCCTCCAAACTTTGTACGGGCCGTCTTCCTCAAATTTCTCCAACCACGTTTCTAGTTCATGCCTGACTGTGAACCCAGCGATGGGTTTCTCCCCCTGCATCACGAGGTACACATAGCCTGCTCTAGCCATTCACATCTCCTCGATGCTAATCGTGTCAGGCTGATCGAGCACGTCTTTCGACAAGTTCGGAGTGACCCACAGCGCATCCCAGTCGAGCCGCGACAACTCAGTCGTCGCCTCCAGGTACGTGTGTGGTCCCTCGTCTTCGTCGGCATAGCGCTTGCCGGTGATCAACACGACGATCTGTTTGTCGTCCCGCCATATGCACTGTTCCTTGGTAACGGCGTCGAGGATACCCTTCGCGAAGTTGTCCACGTCGCCAACAGGGAACTCATTAGCGGGGTTCTTCGGCTTGTTACACACAGCGATGCACAATACGAACACAGGCTTGGTGGTCGGAAGCGGAGGGGCGTCGATGTTCGCCATCGCAGCAGCGGCATCGTACATCCACATTTTCGTACGCTTCGGATAATAGGTGCCCCACTTTGACACCCGTGGCCGGGCTTTAGGAACAGGGGCGACCGGCAGCGTCAACTGCCACCGGTCCCCTTCGTGCGCGTAAAGCGCTCGCTCAGAAGTCGCCATTGCCCTGCGGCGGGGCCTCGTTGTCGTCACCGCCGGTATCCTCGGGGGCTTCGAAGCCATCCTCCTCGCCAAACGCAGCAGCAGCAGCGGCGCCAAGGCCCTCGCCGGCCCGCTTGTCGATGACCTGGATCGCGGCCATGCGCAGCGACAAACCGGACGTGGCGCCCGTGTCATACTCGTTGCGCTGAAATGCGATCTTCACGAGGTCGCCCGACGCGACGCGAACATCGCCGGTCAGCGGACGCTTCTTCGCGTCAACGACCGTGGGCTTGTACTGCGATTTGAAGTTCACAAGCCAGCAGTTCGCGAAGTCTCCCTTCGGCTTGCCGTCCTTGTCCTTCATCTTATCGCCATCCTTCACAGGCGAGTTCTTCTTCGATCCCTCCATCTTGTCGGTATGGATCCAGTGGAGTTCCATCGCCCAGTCGGCAGCGTCGCCGTCCTTGGAAATGACGAGCGATCCTTTGAAACGCCCATCATCCTCAGTCTTGGCGAACTTGGTGTCCTTCTTGTAGATCCAAGCGTATGCCAGCACTCCCTCGGGGCTGATCTCGATGGGAACGCGCTTCTTCTCTTGTGCCATTCAGTGTTGCTCCATGTTGCTATCGGTAAGGTCGGCTTAGGGTCCCTTTTGCCCGTCAAGCGAAGAACCACCGGGACCCCAAGACTTGTTGTACATCGAAATCCCCTAATGGCGGAGGATCCCGAAGATCAACATCAATTTCCAGACCTTCCGCGCTCGCCTGAAAGTCACGTTGTAAACAGGCGAGCCAGTCGTCCTCATAGATGTACACAAACGTCGTGCGCAGGCACTCGGCCAGCAGGTCCATGTCAGCAGCGTGCGTGCCGTAGCTGTCATGCACAACGCTGAACGACGTAAGGCCGCGTGTCACCGCCAAGTTTACCGTCAGTTGAAGATGGGCGGCGTCAAATGAGTGCACGATGTTCGGAGCGATGGCGAGCGCTTGCTTACCGACGAGCAAGCCCAGGCCTTTATCCTCCAGCATGATCTTGAATTGCGCCGGGGACTTGGCCCGCCCGCCGGGCGCCATGCGACCCACGCCAAGCAGCGTGTGAATTCGCTTGGACGCGGAGCGATAGTACCCCTGGTTCACCATCAGGCCGGCAGGAGTGACCCAAGACACACCACGTCCCGCCTCCGCGAGCGCCCGGGCGTTGTGCTGCATCCACTCCATGATCTCAATGGCGGCAACCACGGTGTCGCTGATCGCTGCCTTCATGCGGTCCCGCATGTAGTTGGCGTTCACCATCACGTCGCCGTCGAGCCCTTCCGTCATGCGATCCTCGATCAACTGGTCCCGCATGCCAATGTCGGTGAGCCCATAGGGTGTCGTCATCACGCCGCGCTTCACGACTTTGCGGGTGACGCGTCCGCGCCACGCGTGCTGTGGGCCGGCAGGAAGTTCGTCATCCCACTGGCAGTGGGCGTCCACGGCATCCGCCACCTTTTCTGCCACAATCTGGTAGATGTCCTGCCGCTCCTCCTCGGCGGTCAGATTGGTGGCGAAGGCGCCCGCCGGGTCACATCCCATGGCGGACAGGTGTTGCAGCCCGTTACACGTGCCGTCAACGTGGATTGGTAAGTGAGAGATATATTTGTCCGGGCCACCCGCTTGACAGGTGAACGCGCCCTCCAAGTCAATAGCGGCAGCGAGGAATTGCCATGGCTCCTCCGCAGCGATCCAGAAAGCGAGCCCTTTACCTAGTGGGTCCACCGCTACATCGTGCAATTCATTCAAATGCGCACGGACCCAAGCGGATTGCGCCTCCCGGCTCTCTTTGTCGAGCCCATAAGTGGCCGCAGTGTAATGCTGAAGCCACCCGAACCCTTCTACACCTAACGGCTTCCCCTCGGCGAACTCCAAGAGCCCGCGCGCCATGTCGTCGGCCTGCGGGTGGAGGTCTTGCGGGATCGGGTACATGCGGCCCCGGAAATCCATGTTATGCGGGAAGTAGATCACCGGCTCGTCCTTGAACTGGTGCGCAGTGGTCAACTGGCGACGCAGCGCTTGACGCTTGGCGTACGAGCGGTTGTTGTGGTCGTGCACCGTCCGTCGCTCATTCTTTGCCGCGCCCCGCTCCTGCGGGGTCATCTTCTTCCATTCAGCGTCGCCGATCTCGGGCGGCAGGTCTCGCTCCGGGGGGGCCGGCAGCATCTCTGAGTTCAGTTCGAGCGCACGTTCCGCCACGGTAAGCACCCGCTTGTTGATGCGGAAGCCCGTCGCCTGCACCGCGTTCAGCGCATCGAGCACTTCCTGCGGAACCTCCGGGTCTTTCCATGTGCTGTGTAAAGCCATGACGCTCCGCTTGATCAACGGCTGGGTCGGCGTGAGGTAACCCCCGAGGTACGCGCCATGGTCGCTCATGGCCCACGGGGTCGGCGGACAGAGCATCGGCTGTAGCCACGGGTCACGCATCGAGGCGTCTTTGTGGGCGTCCATCAGTTCACCCTCAGACTTCTCCGTAAGGCGCACGCTGATGGCGGTCCGAACGCGGCCCCGCTTGCTTGTCGTGACCTGCACCTTCTCGAACCGCTCAGGGCACGTCTCGGCTAGTAGCTGAAGCATAGTGCGCCCCAGGCGCAGCTTAGTCTCGTGCTTCCACATGGTGGTCTCCACATCGTCAAGCTTGCGGAGCCACTTACGGACAGAACGCGGATCGATCTGCTTGACCGTGCGCTTCAGCATCTCGATCCTGTTCGGACGCTGCTCCTCGCGTGCACGCTCACGTTCAAGGCGACGCAAGACACCCCACCGGACCTCTAGGTTGGCGACGTTGCCCAGGTTGCGCGCAGCGATGTTGACGACCTTAGTACTGCGTGTGCCCTGAAGCGCGACGCGGACTGTGAGGTATCCCCATACTTCCGGCCGCAGCGCCAGGAACTCCATCTCGCACCCTGTCAACCGACGCCCCGTCTTGAGCGCGGCCTTGAACTCCCGGCGCACGCGTGTTTGCAGTGCGCGGATGGCTGGCACAAACTCAGTGAGCGTGTCCGCCATGAAGTCCTGCCCGACAGGACAATCGAACTCCCGGTCGCGCGCCTGTGCGTTCGCCTGCTCAGCGTAGTAGCGCTCCAGCCCACGAGTGACAGAGTTCACTTCAAGGTCTAGCTGTCGGTCACGAAGGTTCATGTGTTACTCTCCCTTCGTATCATCCACGTGCTTAGCGATCTGGTTCAATGTATCTTGAACCAGTTCACCATCGAATTTTATCGCGTGAGCCCGTACTGCTTGCCTAATAACGCGCTGCGTCAATACAGCAAGCGCACGGTAATCAGATTTCGGCACAGTGTCGAGGTCAATGATCGGCCCCGGCGTCATAACGATGTCCCGCAAAGAGCCCGGTGAAACTTCGTCTTCCGTTTTTCCGTTTACTGGATCAAGGAATGCGGGAGCAGGCTCTTTATCGTGTCGGCGCCGGCTACTGCCCGGCCCGAACACTTCCTCCCACCGCTCCGCGCTAATCGCTGCGTTGCTGTGGAAGCACTTGTCAACGTGTTCAGGCATCTTGGGGTATCTCCGGTTGTGTGTGAAGGGTCGTGTCCCACAGGAACTCGGGATGCAAGTTCCCGGGAGAGGGGGACGGCATGAGCCAATATATGCGCGCTTCCGGGTCAAGGTCATCGAGAACCTTGACCACTTCATCCGCGTTGTCGGCGGGAAACCAGAAGGGTCCCGCGTTGCCGTCCCCAAAGTAGGTCTGCTTACTCAATCTTGGCCTCCGCTTCAATCCCAGTACCCGGCCCGTGCAGCGGCGGGGACCACGTGTCTCCCTTCTTGAACTTACGGGCACGCACTTTGGCGGCGCGCTTTTGTCCGTGCTCACCTTTCCGCCCGCGTGCGCGCGGCGTGACGGCTCCTCGGTGTAGTGTCTTCTTCATCGGGTCAATCCCCCGGTTTGCGCGCGAAGACTTCCTTACGCGACTTGAAGACGCCAGTGCATACCTGGACCTTGAAGTCCCCGGGTTTGCGGTGCTCACGCGCGGCGAACGCGTCTTCGAATGCCGGCTCCCCGTCAGGCGTCTTGATCGACGACGCCCAGCGGAGTTCCCAGCGACGAAACATGCCGTCCACAGGGGAGCGGCGAAGGTCGAACCGTTTAGCCATTCTTCGGGTCCGTCCCGTTGATCGCGTTGCGGATCGCGAGACGCGCGTTGCGGAACTCCTCGCTATTCATGAACTTCTTGTGGTTCCAACGCTCATTTTCGGTACCCGTCCGTTCCTTGTACGCGGCCTTGGCGCGGTCCATGACGATAGTTTCCAGTTCCTTCGTGGTGATAAGCACCCACCCCTGATCGGGATGTGGCGGCGCCGGCAACAGCACATGCGTATCAGGGATGATGATCTTCCCCTGCATGGCGGCGATGGCGCGTTGTAGTTTGTTCATTCAACCCTCCAAGAATTGCGCGGCGTTCCGCAGATCCATGTCGGACATGTGGACATACCGCTCGGTGGTACGGATGGTAGCGTGCCCCAGCCATTGCTTGACTGTGGCAATGTTGGCGCCTCCAGCTAGCAGGCGGGTTGCGCAGGTGTGCCGGAGCATATGCGGCACGAAGTGCCTATCCCCAGCGAGACCCATGGCGTCTCGGGCCTGCCGCCAATGGTGGACAAATTGCCACGCTCCAGCAGGGAACAGTAAGGCTGGCTTAGGGTCCCCTTTGGGTGTAACCCTGTTAACCAAGATGTCGTAGACCCTCGGCGTCATGGGGACCGACCGGGGCTTGCCCGTCTTGGTCTTCCAGACGTGGATCATTCGGAGTTGGAAGTTGCAGTCGCTCGCGCGTATGCGGAACACTTCACCCGACCGCATACCTGTGTCGAGCAGGACCACAACCACGTCCCGCGACAACGGGTTGATGGTGGCGAGAAGCGTCTTCTCCTCCGCCTTGGACAGCACACGCGTTCGCGCGTTGTCGCCCGCTAGGCGGAACGGGAAGTGCGGCTTCTTCGTGAGGATCTCGCGGCGCTCGGCTTCGGTGAACACGCGCGAGAGGTAGGACAGGTAACGGTTGATCGTGGCGTCCGACCGCCCGGTGCTCTCAAGCCACCCGGCGAACTTATCAAGCCCGGCGGTCTTGATCTCCTCGATCAGGACGTTTGGGCCGAAGAACGAGGAGGCCACGCGCGCACAGCGCGCAGCCTTAGCCCCGTTCGACTTTCCACGCCACGCCACGCGTTCCGTCAGGGCGATGGCGTCACTTAACTTCATCGTCACCGCCTCCCCCGTACCTGTCGTGCCATGCGAGCATGAGACACAAGTAGATGACAGGGAGCCACCATATGGCGTAGTCGGTGTACATGGTCATCCCCCCATGAAGATGTGAACAAACAAGTCCTGTACTGCGAGCGTGATCAACGTCAAACACATGACGGTCACCAACGCAACGGACACGTACAGCGCTTTTTCCAGTAGTGAGGTCATATAATCTGACATCCTCCTCCTAGCTGTTAAACCACTACGTCAAACACGCCGTCCTGGCAGTCCTGACACATTCCACTGATTTCCCATTCACGCCGGGACAGCGGGTCCTTGAACCGCTTCAACGGTTCGTGGCAGCTCGTACATATCCCGTCAAGGATACGCAAGTAGCCCGCCGGGTCTAGGCGCCCAATTGGCTTCAGTCAGTATTCCATGGCGACCTTGCGACGCTCAGACGACAGCGGGTTGTCAATCGGGCGGATGTGTGGCATCAACCCCTCCTCGACAATGCGCCGCCGATCTGCCAGATGGCGCCCACGACGCTCTCAGCAAGCTGTACCCACTGGGCATGGCGATGTGCCTTGGCTTCCCGCTCCAGCTCCATCTCTTGCGCGATCTCGGACAACGCACGCGCAATGCGTCCGATGTCTTTGCTGTCGATATGTCCAGTCATCAGAAACTCCCATCTGCTACCTGAAAACAAGTGATCCCCTGTTGACGCCACATGGACACAACGCGGTCCCTGTCGTCGAGGACGATCCACGGCTCCAGCTTAAAGTGGTTGCGCATGTTGCGCAGGATGTCCAGCTTGACCAATCGGTCGTCGCGGAAGTCCTTTGCCCCGCGCATGAAGATGTGGTCGTAGTCGATGAAATGCTTGTCGAGCCACATCGCGGTGAGTTCATGGTCGATGATCGAGCGCGCGGTGACGATCACACGCTGCATGCCGGACAGGGCGCCCAACGCATTGAACGCAGCGGCGACCGGCGTGTGCACGGCGTCCCCCAGGATTTCCCGGTGGAATGCGTCCCAATCCCGGTCAGCGGCGCGCTTCTTCAGCACATGGTGCAGGCGGTGTTGATTGTTCGCAAGCGTACCGTCCAGGTCGGACACCACGCACCACGACCAGTCGGGAGGCAGTACCTTGGTCATGTGTAAGGCTCCAGGTTGGCTTCTAGGGCGGTCCAGTTGCCCACGAGCGGATCACGGAAAGTAACCAATCGCTGTTCTCCAAGCGGCTTGATCGCGACTACCGGCCCGCCCATGAACGGAAGGGTCCCGGTAAACTGTGTAGTGTTCCGCAAAAACTCTCGGGTGAACCTGACCTTAGTCCCCAGGTGTATCTGCATTTTTCTCCTCCGCTAGCTTCCGTTCCGCACATTTTGCCAATGCCGCGCGGAACTCTGCAACGATTTTCTTCCTCTCGATCTCCCGCATCTCTTCTGCGGTCAGTTCAGGAAGCGGTGAACCGCGCGGCCCACGCCGGATCAAGAATTCTGGAATGTCATCCATCCACGTTCCTCCAAGTAATCCAGTGGAACGCACCGCGCACGATGCGCTCCCGCAGATCACCTGCACTCTATGTCTTCGTCGGCCACCGCACCCAGCGCGATGATCGCTTTCACGCGGTCGGTGTTCTCAACCAAGAACTCCGCAAGCGCGTTGACATCGCCGACGTGTAACTGCCCGTCACGCGGGGCACGCATGGTCAACGCCATGTAGCGCTTCTTCATCAGGAACTTCTGCGCCTTATAGAGTGCCGTAAAAGCCATGTCACCCACGACGTAGGCTTCACGCTTTACGATCTTCGCGGTCTCAAAGGACATAGGGGTCAATCTCCTCGTCGATGATAGGGAACAACGGGACAGCGAAGCCGGCCCGGCGCAGTGCGTGGCGTTCTTCCGAATGTGCTTCAGTTTCCTCCACGGTCTCCAGGTTCGCAAGTTCACGATCTACGGTCGTACCTCCTCAATGCGGCGCGTAGGTTTCGGATACGCGCGGTGTATACGCGATGTATGTGCGTCGTCGCCCACCGGTCGTGCGACTGCATCATGAGGGCGTCGTAACGTTCGAGGCGCGCTAACGTTTCGCGCGCTTCTTTCGCTTGCGCTTTAGTCATGCGCGGGAACTGCGGCGTGGTCATTGCGTTTCCTCTTGTTGTATTGGGTGAACGCGAGCCACAGCAGGCCCGCAAGGATCACTGACACCGGGACGGTGACAACGACGGCGATTTTCTGGCGTCTAGTCATGGCGCGTCTGGTCTAAGACGTGCGCCACGCGTCGCGTAATCCCGTTTGAAGATTGTCTGCGCGCTTCCGTGATGGACACACTCACCGTCTTCAAGAAAGTATTCCACAAGTTCGTAGCCCTCCTCGGCCAGCAGGAGCCTAGCGCTCTCAGTGTAGAACCACTGGAAGTACTGCGCTTCATCACGAAACCCGTATACCCAATCCCTCCCGGGGTACGGATATTCGTGACGGAGTAACGCATCAGTACTTGGCTCAGGGTGCTCAGCGGACGTATTGAGGGGACAGTTCCCATGGTAATGCGCGCGAAACGCTCCTGTTGGATTTTCCTCGCAGTCCTTAGCGTGATGATACGGACCCAGCCCATCTTTCTCGATGCGGACAACACGAATTTTCGCCATGCTCTCCTCCTAGATCAAGTCGAACGCGTGCGCATGCAGCGCGCTCACCTGTTCGGCTGAACTGTAGCGCGTGGGCTGTCGCTCGGCGACGTAGGCGCACCACGAGTTCCACAGTGCCTCGGTTCCGCCAAGCTGTTCGACCAGCTTGCGGTAGTGCTTCACGTGCTTCGCCCGCGTCGCGGGACGCTTCGCCTTAGCGCGCTTAGAACTGATCGCCGCAGCGTCCAGACCGTAGCGCTTGATGTTGTGGCTGTCGAGACAGCCCGAGATGCCGTAGGTGATCTGGAGCACGAAGCCCGCTTTGACCAGCCCGAAGCCCGGTAGGCTCGACACGTAGGCAAGCATTGCGTCTTCAACGACGCTCGGCTTTCCCGAAGACGCCCATAGGTTCTCAAGCGTCGTGTGGATGTGCGCGTGGTTCTCCTCGACGTAGCCATAGGCTGCATGCTTCCAGCCCCACAGCACTTTCTGCGCGTCGTGCACTTCGTTCTCGTTGTCACTGCGCAGCGCGGCCAGATTACCGATTGCGCGGATCAATGGCTGCTGAACAGTGAGGATAACGAACTGCATCACGTCGCGCAGGTTCTCGCTATCTTCACGCGCCCATCTGCTGATTAGTGGCTGATGGGTTTTGTACATTGCTGCCTCCAAGTTGACCAGTGAAGCACAACACATGGGGTGCCGTGCTTCCGCAGTCAGCCCGTTGCGACGTCAGTCTCCTTCTTCGCCGCCTCGCGCTGCTCTGCGCGTATCTTTCTGATACACCGCCCTACCAGCGTACGTACGCGCGACCATCCGACTTCGTCGGACGTGTCGATGTATTTGTCATCGTGTGCGTCACAGCCCACGTTATAGCCGTGTCCCTCAAGCGTGCCAAGGATGCGGCGCAGCGAGCGCAGCGCGTCGTACGTCACTTCCTTATACCACTCGATGTACACGTCTTTCGACGTGCCGAACGACACCCTCACGCCACCATGTTCGCGCACGTTGTAGTGTACGTAGCGTAACGGCGTGCCGTTGTCGTAGTGCGAGTAACCGCACAACTCCTCGGAGTACGAGCGCTCCGCCATGTAGTGTGCATGATACTCGACAGGCATGTACCGCCCGTCTGGCAGGATGTAGCACCCACCGGGACCAATGCCCTTGTCGGCATCAGCTTCGATGATGTGTGTCATTGAACAACTCTCCTCGCTAGTAATCCAGTGCAACGCACCGCTTGCGCAATGCGCTGCCGCAGATCACCCGAGAGTTCGAAACATCCACGCGATTGCGTATGCAACCGCACAGACCAGGACAACATCAAGTACAGTCATTTGCGTACCTTGACGTGGCCTGCCTCAAAGCTGCTGAACTCAACATGCATCCACGTCTGTCCAGATAGACGGCCGACGTACTCAGCGAAGTCTTTGATCCACGCGTCTTGTGCTCTCGACGAGAAGTAGCTCACGACGTACGAGTAATGCCATTCGACATCCCGCTCGCCACTCTCAGGGTCACGCCAACCACCGCACCCTTCTGACATTGAGTAACCGCAAAAACGGGACACCAGGGTCTTCTCGACTTCCTGCTGGGTTTCGATGGACATGTTCGGGAAAATTAGGGTCGCCTTCGTGCGCGTGCCTGTTTCCTCTTCGCGCCCGCGCGGAGTGAGGGCACTACAAAGCACACGACGGAACGTTTCGTTACTCGCCATCTTTATCCCCTTTCAAGTTGGACCATGCGTCAAGAAGTTCGTCGTCGTAGCAGTCGCTTTGTGAACGCATAGCACGCTTGATGAAACGAATACCGTCAAAGCGCGGGTTGTCACGGTAAAACGTTTCCAGAATGAACAGTACTTGCGCCCGCGCACCGTACGCGCAATCACCCGCGCCAATAACATCAGCCACAAGTTCGTAGTCTTTCTTAGTGTAGCGCGGCATGTTTACTCCTATTCAGTCCAGATGGACACAACGACACCTGTACACACGCGGCAGTCAGTTTGCAGCGTGGTATTAGGTTTAGATTTGACTTTCCAGCCTGCGTAAGCTTGAACGTCAATGCGGCTGACAGTGCAAGCGCTCAGCACGAGCGCGAGCGCAACCGCTATGATTGCGTTTCGCATCAGCGTTCCTTTCAAGTTGACCAGTGGAGCACAACGCGCACGCTGTGCTCGGCTTGTCAACTTGGTGGCAAGACGGTCAGGCGAACGTTACCAGCGCGCATACGAAGCGGCTTGCGCGTGGTCTGAACGATTGACATAATGTCTTTCGCGGCTCGTTCGGCTTTCGCGCCTGTCGCGCCGTTCTGCGACAAGAAGATACGCACGAGAATTCCGTGGGTGGTCATGGTGCTAATCTCCAAGAATGATGATGGACACAGCGCGCGCCAGGATGACAGCGCACAGTCCCCAAAACAGAAGACGTAACACGTCACTCCTCCTCGTTGTCGATGATGTGCACCGAAGCACGTGACAGCGCGTCGGCAATTGCGGCGAGCAACTCCGGGATTTCGCACGGAGAATACAGCACGTCAAACCCGCGCGACGCGCTGTGAATGAACAGTGTGCCTGTGTCGGACACTGTTACGGGATTGTACAACGTCTTGTCATAAACGCGATCAGCCATCTTACATCCCTCCAAACGTCACAGCCACGCGGTATAGCGCGGCGATGATCCAGCCAATGCCCAGCGCCGCAAACCAAAATGGTGCGATGCTAGAGAATGGCAGTGAGCGGCGCGGCGCCCTCACAGCAAAGCTCTCGCGCGGCTGATGATACCGCGCAACTTGCGCGCACGCGGCGCCGAAACTGATCCGGCAAGGACCAAGTACTCGACATGGCGCAGTGCGGCTTTCTTGGCGCCGCGCGGAAAGCGTAGTCCCTTTGGCTTTCTCGTCATGGTTGGACGCTCCAACTTGTGTGTGACTTACCATTGGTACGGCATGCGAATGTAACGCTGCACTGTGCGCTGCGAAACGGAACAACGCCTCGCTACTTCTGCGGTCGGCAGTCCTTTTTCCAGAGCAAGCTGCCGTATCTTCAGGATTGTTGAAACAGGAATACGCATACTCAAACCTCCAAGTGGTTGGCTACCGGAACACAGCGCGGAACATGGGTGCGCGGCTGATTGTTCTGTCTTCGCTTCACGCTCTTGTTCGACCTTTCATGTTCGGACACATTGGCCCTTCAACGCTGTGCTCGGGCAGACGACGATGTTTCATTGCAAGTTGTTCGCTGGGTCTGGCGTCCAATGAGTGACGCTAACGGCCCAGACTCAGACCATGTGCGGCTTTCGTACTCGGGCAGCTATTGCGCTGGGAACGGTTTGCTAGGCCGCCAAACCCAGACATGCAGTGGATGACACACACGGCTTGCATTATCGAGCTATATGCCCCGCGCTCTTGTCACTAGCTAGTCCAGTGTGCTAGTGGCTCGGTCCTGTCTTCCGAGCGGCGCTGTGTCTCGTCGTGCTGTAGATGTGGGGACGCAAGTTCTGTGTCCAAGACCTAGTGCAAACTTTTTTTTGAAACCAAGGGAAACCAAGGGGATAGCCTTGCGATTGCGACACGTTCGCATGACTGGACACACCTTGTTGACCCCTTGGTTTGCCCACCGGCTGATGCGCTGCGCCCGACGCTAGCGGCTTGTGGCGCGCGTCGCCGTAAAAACAGTGCACGCGTTGTGGCGTTGCACGTGTGATATGACGCGTTGTCGTGATGATTTGTGGGCAGTGCGGCCCGGTGTGCGCGCGCACCTTGGCCCAGTAGTGCGCAGCGTGGCACACAAGGGATAACACATCCCTTGTGCCGGGCAGAACGCGAGGTTTTCCCTTGGGTTCCGCGAGTTGTTGCGAGTGAGACGCAAGCGCAGGGGCTATGGGGGAAATCCAAACGCGCGCGGGGGGACACGGCTTGTGGATGTGTACCGTGACCCCTGCGCGTCGCTCGATTAGCCGTCAGTCTTGTCCGCCCCAGGCTTTCGTCTCCCCAGCAGCCGGCGGTATAGTCCAGGTAGCTGTCCACTTCTGTTCGTGAACATCCCATGTCCATCCGTCACCAGGACAGGGCGGTCGGGCATCGTCAGCAGCCGTAGGCTCCCCCTCCCTTATAGGCGGAGTAGGCGTGGTGGCAACTACATCCCAGTCCTTAGTGGAAGGATGTTTGATCTTTACAGGACACATACCAGCGTCGGTAACGTACAGGAAGGTCTGGATGGAGGCCTTGGGGATCGTCGTGACACCCGCTACGCGGGGGTTCTCGTCGGAGTACCCTTCGCGGTGAATGTTCTGCGCTACGCAGATCGAGGTGTCGTCGTCGTGAATGATCCAGCCCATGGTCTCACAGGTCTCAAGGCCGAAGACGGCGTCTTCCAGGTCGGACCACTCCATCTGATGCTGACCACAGGCGTCCAGCCACTTGATGTAGACCATTCTCATGTTACCAATCCCTCCCGAAGCCAATGGGGTACCATCCGAAGCCACGCTCCTTAAGGCCCCAGCTAACGGTCGCCTTCCAGGCTGCCCGTTGGACACATCTTCCGATCTCGATGCCGTACGCCCGGCGCGTCTGCGCGAAGACATAGGGATTGCGGGAGTGCTTGGGGAACCACAGGACAGTCAATGGGCGGAACGACACGATCCAACGTGCCGGCTCCTCGATGCGGTCAACAATCATAACCCTGCCTTCCCGATTGCTGCGTCGATCTTCATGACCAACTCTACTTGCTTGCCCTCGGGGAGCCACGGGCTCTCGCGGAACCCCCCGAGGATCTCCTTGACGGTCTCGATGATCCACTCCGTGACGTAGCGAGCCTTGAGCGGGTCCTGTCCGAGATCGGAGGGGAGTTCGAGGCAGAGACCGGCGCCCTCGACGGGGCAACGAACACGTCCAACACCAACGTCGATCCATAGGAGAACCTTGTCGGTCAACCGCACGGTGGACCCATAGGGACTAGTGAACTCCCGGGGGTCCTTCGGGGCGAACAGTGACAGATACAGTCCCGTCTTGGCGCGCGACCAGGGGAGCCCGTAGACTACCCTCTCGCCCTTCTCGTCAACCCGCTTCTCCTCCTCCTCGGTCAGCACTTGACCATAGTACTTGCCCGTGGGGTCTCCCTGCCCCACCCGGTCGCTGAGCGGTCTGGCGATGCCATCACGCGCCCCAGGGTGGAACGTTGGGGTATCACTCATGGGTTTCTCCTCCAGGATTAACAGTGGTGGTGGTTTCAGCAGTTAGCACAGGACCACTGGATACCTAAGGGGTCCAGGGGTATACCTATGGTATACTTATAGAGGGGCTTCGCCCCTTCTGGCTTAGGGCGCATTTTGGGTGCAGGGGCCGGAGCCCCCGCTTTTACTACTTTCGGCCGTGTAGAGCGATGGTCTTGGCGATCTCCTGCTCCAGACCTACCGGACGCCAGCCATTGGCCCATGCGCTCTCCGCGAGGGCCGCGAGGACCTTCCCCACAGTCGTCGCGTCACCTGTGACGATCTGATGCTCCTCGGGACCCACGGGGTCCTCAATGCTGTCAAACGAGATAGTCAGCTTGGCAGGCTTCCTGAACTTGTCCAGAGCCGTGCCGAGCAGTGTCAACTTCGTGCCTTTTCGCACGAAGCGGAGGTTGGTTAGCTTCATAGTTCTCTCCTCACCCGGAAGGTCGGTTTAGGGGCCTTTTTGGGCGTCTAGGGTTAACCTGAATAAGTGTCAGTGCTCTCTGCCGTTGGCGGGATTGGTTGAAGCGTAAGACCATGTTCAGGATGGAGCCCATCAGTATGTTGTTGCGCAGAATGGATCTCCATCAAGATCACAGAGATCATCTCTAGTGCCTCGATCTGCCTTTCCCACAGACGACGTTCCTCGGGAGACATAGGATCACCACGTGATTGCCGTGAGCCCGATGTGCGACAGGTATGCATTAAGGCTCGTCTGCATCAACGCCGTCTCTCCTGCCGGAACATTGAGCAAGGGCTGGCGGGTGAACTTGGAGTTCCCCGCTCCGTGTGTGTTGAGAATTCCCCAATCTTCCGACGTGGCGCCAGCAACGACGTGCGCCGTCCGCAAGTCGTCTTCACTGATGCGGTCGGTGCTCGCCGCTGAAACGATTGCGTCCATTCGTGTGCGGATCGCCACGTAGCGGGCAGCAGCGGCAGCTTCCGCGTCCGCTCGCATGTCAGCAACGAGGGTCATAAGACTTGAACCTCCTTTAACTCTTTGATCTGATTGGTCAAATTACGGATTGTGATGACCATCCGCGCGTCTGGTTCTCGACCTACAGCGAGATCCGTCTGTACTGTAGCTTGTAGCCGGTCACGTCGTTCCGTCAAACTGATCAGGACTTGGTCTTCTTCCAGTAGACGCTCGGCGAGCGGCATGTCTTGCATCCCGCTCACGTCATGCCGGCCAACGCCCATGGTGATGCCGCCCGTAGTGCCGAGACCGCCCTCGCGTAGAGAACGCCCACGGTAGTTCTCAAGCTTGTCGGTTTCGTAGTTCGCGATGTTGTCCGCGATGTCGGAGATAAGTGATCCCTTCGCTCGCGCAACTGCGTGCGCCAGGGCGTCCACGTAGTCGTCGTGGTCCTTCGTCTTCGCTCCGGTGCGTCCATCGTAGGACACGCGGACCATCTGATTGACGAACTCACCGCCATGATCAGAGCGTGCAACGCTCTCCAAGATGCACAGGCGCCCCGCCGCCATGGGGGGAGCAAGGCTCTCGATGATCCGCTGGCCCTTCTTCTGCTGACCTGCCGTCACCTTCTCGACCGCCATAGGGTAGCCGAGGAGGACCAGTTGTCCCTCCAGCGTCTCGCCGAAGAACCCGTCCGCTAACTCCTCGACCACCAGAACGGTAGCGGAGAACTCACGGACGATCTCTGCGGTGCGCCGCATGGCCTGTGCCTTGTTGGCGGCACGCACGCCTTCAACGTGACGGATCACACCGTAGCCGGAGGGCGTCACGCCCAGGACCGCAACGCCGATGGCGTCCCGTCCCGCGAGGCCCGAGGCCGGGTCAACTGCAACAATGGTCATGGCGTAGCGCGCGGAGGCATCAGCCATGGCCCGAGGACCGTACCACGCGTCCCCCTTCGGCGCTGCCCAGGTGGTGATGTTCAGCTTCTCGCCGCCACCCTCAACCGTGACCGGGAACGTCTGGTCCTTGGGGGACCGGTTGACCACGATCAGGTCCTTGATCTTCAGTGGGCGCTCGTTCAGGATCGTCGGGTCCGCGATCAACAACGCGTGCAGTCGCCACGCGCGTTCGGTTACAGCCCGGCGCCAGTCAAGGGCCTGCTTGTCGGTAAACATGGCGGGCCAACGGGAGTGAATGATCTTCTTCCCGTCAACCTCGTCTTCCTCGAACATGCACGCTCGATGCTCCTCCCAAACTTTGGTGCCTTCGTCGTCATCGAGGTCGGCAAGCTTGGCGTAGACACTGAACTCGGACTGATACGTTCCCAGCATGACCTTGCGCCCCTTCGGGTTGATCATGTGGATTTCGTTGAGCGTCTCCTCCAGGTCCACGATCTTCTCAGGCGTATCGTCCTTCGGACCTTCTACGTCGTCGCAGATGGTTTCGTCGGAACGATACCCCGGAAGGTTCGAGGTAACACCGAGTGACATGAGCGTCACACCGCCAGTCGCAACGTTTGCGGCCTGCGGGGTTTGAAACTGGTCGGCCGCATCGAGGCAGTCCTCGTTGGGCTTCAAATGTTCGAGCAGCGGGCAGTTCTCGATGAAGACACGCCGCACGATGCGCAGCATGCGCTTCGCCAAGTTTTCACCGCGAGAGATCACCAAGATTTTGGTGAGCGGGTTGCGCCAAATTTTCCACGCCACGTACATGGCAGTCAACGTGGACTTCGCGCTGTACCGGGTGGCGATGATAAGGACCCGTAAGTGCTTGGAAAGTAAGCCCTTTTTGATGTCGTCGTGGATCGCGCCGGGCTCCATCCATCCGGCGACCAGGGGCGACAGGATGTCGATGAACAACTCGAACTGTGCAGCTTCGTCGTGATCGAGCGCAACCAGTCGGTCGTCGAGTTCCTTCTTGATCTCCTCTAGGCGCGCGCGATCCCGCTCAGGATGACACGCGTACATCTCGGCGATGATGTCCCTCGCGTTATCAGCGGCTTCCCGTATCTTCGACGGTGCACGCGTCACGCCTTTCTCGGCGGCGGTGACGCCTTGACACACCCGGCAGACGTTCGACCACCCGCGCAGACTGTCCTTGCGCTTGGACAGTGCGAACGTCTGACGGTTGACGGGCTTCTCCTCCCAGCACTCGCTGCACTGACGGAGCACCCCTAGTTCGGCCTGGGCTTCAGCGCTAAGCTTCTGCTTAGTTTTTGGGGCGCGTCGGTTTCTCCCAGCCACAAGCCTTCTCCCCGAACTTGTTGTGCGTCGCGATCTGTTCCTTGGTGTCCCGCGATAAGACCTTCCGGTCAGCCCACGCGTCGATACGCTCCCAGCCGGCGCAGTTGTCCGCGTTGATCTCGATACGCGGCGTGCAGCTAGAGGTACTGATCAAGATCGTCATCAGAAGCGTTAGCAGTCCAATCTTCCGCACGTTCTCTCTCCTCCAGTCGGTCGATGGTATCTTCCAATTGTGCGCGCTCCACCTTGGCTTGGGCGCGCTTGCCCCCGAGGACGAACGCCGCCAAAGACGGCGCCCATCCCACGAGAGCTTTGAGCAGTGTGCCAAGCGCTCCAGCGAGCGCCTGCATTACTCGGCCTTCTCAGCTTCGTCGTTGTCGAGTTCCTCGACCACGGCGTCAACCACACTGACGAGACCGTCCTTCCAGTCCTTGACGCCATCGGCGGCAGCCTTGGCTTTGAACGAGAAGTATAGGCTCGCAAGCATCGGGGCCAGAGCGCCCGCCAGACCGGCAAGCACGGCCGGAACCAAGGCCAAAAGTGCGTCCATGATTATCCTCCAAACTTCTTCATCAGAAGTGCGCCCGCTGCACCAGCGAGCGGAGCGATGACTGCGAGCGCGCCCAGTAGACGCGCCCGGCCACCCTCAAGAGCACGCAGACGGCGCTCTTGGTCTTTGTGGATATCCGCATTATTTTGGATGTGCATATCCACTTTCTCATGTAGAGCCTCAATGCCGGCGCGCGTGGCACCAACATCTTCAGCGATCTGAATGAGAGTAGGATCGGTGGTCATGCGTACGCTCGCACTTCCAGTTTCCAGCTTGTATTGATCAAGCCTGCTGCGCTGCCTGTTGTTTTGTTTGCGTAGGTGAAACAGGTGCCAGCGCTGGTGAACCGTATATTCACATTTGTACTGTCAAAGTAACACGCGTTGAAGCGATTGATGCCCGACGCAGTGTTGTTCAGATCGACGAAAATACGGTCTCCAATAGAATACCCCGCATCTGCTACTTGACACTCCAAGACGAACATCAAACTTTTTGGTTCCGCACCGAGCCCGTGAGCTAGTGTAAGAAGTCCTGATGACGTGATGGTCTGTAACGGCGAAGTGTATGAAACATGGAACGGAATTGCTGTACCGTTGATTTCAACACCTTGACAATTTACAACTCCGTCAGTAGGATCGCCGCCTGTGGTTGCGATGCCGACTAAGAGACCAGTTTGTAGACGCAAGGTGCGCTGCAACGTGCCGTTAATCCGAGTGAACCACTGCATGCGACCATCTTCGCTCCCATCTGTTGGGTCAATGATGGTCGAACTCATTTGCGTATAGGCTATGTCTTCAGCAGCGTCGTTTTTGCCGACCCATCGGACAACGCCTAAGCCATCATTAGCAGCAGGGGATGCGCTGTCACGCGCCATATCCAGAACTGGTCCTGACGAAGCACTGGCATCCGCATTTTCTATGGAAAGCGCGACGGCGGACGGCGATACTGTGGATATAATCTGCTGCCCTGTCCACGTATTGGCTCGCGCAAACAGATCTGTTCCGTCTACGTAATAGCCCGAGAAATTGGCGGTATTGGCGCCTTTATCTCCACCTGTTGCTCCGACACCAAAGATGCCGTTTCTAATCGCCACTTTGTCTGCAAGAGTTCCAGCGACAATAGTGCGGAATGAGATCTCTCCGTCTTCCGTCGTGTCCGTTACGTCGATCCATGTGGCTCTGATGGCGGCAACGGTCGTCTGATTTCCACCGCTGTCATTTCCGTCAAAGTGAACTTCGCCCAAGCCATCATTATCAGCAGGACTTGTAGAGTTGCGGTAAAGCGTTTTGATCGGTCCGTAGCCTGCGCCTGCATCTGTGCTCACCAGTTCGAAGCCTTCAGCTTGGATCGCGTCGAGGGCCTCCTGCCCCATATAGAAAGCCTGAAGGCTGTCATTTTCCAGCATCGTCTTGTTCAGACGGACGGCGGTGTAGGTTGTCAGGCGTGAGGATTGAGACGTATTTCGGAAAACGCGGATGGTGTCACCCGCTGTATTCAGCGAATATGACGACGACCACTCCAGTTGAGACGCTCCCGAGAACCGATAATCAGTGTCCTCGACGAGAAGCACCCCGTTGCGCTGGACTTTCACATGCGCTTGATCGACAAATGGCCACGAGATGTCATGCGTCTCGGGGTCTGCGCCGCTTGCGGTGAAAGTCGTGTCAGCAAATTTCGCCATGTCACTGATCCTTCTGCATAGCGTTGAGGATAGCCTGGAGGTAGAACGTGTTGATGACCGGCATCATCCTCGATGCTTGGTTCCACGCTTTCTCCCACTCACCGTCTGCGAGTTTCTGGCCAACGCGAAGCGTGCGCTGCGCCATGGACGCCGCAGGACCGAGTAGTGGGGCAAACCCCTCACCTTCCCGAAACCGGGTGGCCGCTTGGGGTAGCGGGCGGATGCCCGTGAGACTTTCGATGCCGTCGTTCGCTTGGCGACCGAAAGAGTTGAATGCGATCTCCGAGACGATACCAGAGTGCGCTACAGCCATCGGGCTCCGTAAGAACCCCTTAGCGTACATGTCACGCCACCCCTCGTCGTCCTCAAGCTGCTTGAACCACTCTTCGGCCTGCCCACGCGTTGCTGCGCGGGCGAAGTCGGAGAAGATGCCCATGTGCAAGCCCATGAGGACTGACAAGTACGGGGTAACGTCACGCGGGCTCATTTGGAACCGCTGGGCCATCGGGAGGATGTAGCGGTCGCTCGACGCGAATGCGTAGCCCAACAGCCCGGTTAGCATCTTTCCCATGGGAATATGCCGGATGAACGGGCGGTCGCCGATGTCGGCGGTGATGGTCGCCTCCTCCTGCGCCGTGTCCAACATCTTCTTGTACTTGGCCAGGAGGTCGGGACGCTCACGTGCCCACGCGGCAGTGTCCGGCGCTTTCCAGCGCTCACCAATGACGTGGTGGTGTTTGTCCAGCAGGACCCGCATCTGCTCGGCTTCGTTGGCACTGATGCCACGCCGGGCGTACACGGTCTTCACCTGCTCGGGCACGTTGGCCCAATTGGCAAGATCCCGTTCAAGCTGCACGACGACCATGTTTCCGAAGGTCCGCTGCTGCCAGCGGGTCATCAGGTTCATGAGGTTCGCCTTCATCTGCACCTGCGCTAACGTGTTGGCGATCAACTGCACGCGACGAAGGGTCGAGCCCGGCGTCGCCTTGGCGAACTCCTCGCCCACAACGTTCGCGATGCGGCCGTCGATGGTGGCGGTGAGCCCCTGTACGTAGATCAACAACTCCGGTTCCTTCTCGGCGAGTTCCAGAAGCTCCCGTTTGATCGCAGGCTGGTTCCAGACTGCCTCGAACAGAGCGCGGTGGTTCGTCGCTGCCATGAACATCGTCGCCACGTCGGCCATCTGTGAGAACACGCTGCTTCCCAGCATTGACGCGGACACGAGGTTGTTCATGATGCCTTCGAACGCGGACCAGCCACGGAACGCATCGTCGATCTTCGCAGCGTGAGCATGTGTGATCTCGCCTAGGAGCCCATCGAACAACATACCTACGGCGCGCCGGTCTTCAGTGATCATCGTGCGCTGTGCCGGCGTCAGTTTCGGGTTCGCCAGTGCGGCGTCGATCTTCTCCATGAGATCGGCCTTGTGGCCGGCGATGAACTCGTTGGCGTCGTTGCCCCGACCAGCCTTGGGCTCACCGAGGGCCTGCCGCAGAGCCAAGTGGTTGCCGGCGCTCTGCTGATACGACGCGCGTAATTCCTCGCGGTTCTCCCGCAGGAACTGACGAACCTCCGGGTCAAACTCCGCGGTCCCCAGGTGGAGGTATCGCCGCTTGAACCGGCCAGACTGCTCGACGAAGGCCGGAGGCTGTCCCCCTAATGCCTTCTCGCCCAGGATGGAGTTGCGGATGGAAGTGACTTCCTCCTCGATGGTGCGGGCCATGACGCGTGAGATAGTACGAGCTTCAGCCTTGTCCAGACGCCGGGCCTGCTTTGCGAGACCTCGCTTGCGCCCACGAGAGCCGAACTTCTCTGCTGCCTCGCGGAGCAACTTAGTGTTGCCCAGCGCTCGATTGAGCGCATCCAGTTTCTCCGTCTCGTTGGCGATCTGTCGTTCTAGGCGTGCAATCCGGGTTGCCAGTTTGGTGCGCTGATCTGCTGTCTTCTTGGACTTGCCCAGTTTCTTCAGGTCCACCATAGCACGCTCTAGGGACGCCTGCCGCGTCTCGATGGTACGCGTTGTCTTCTCATACGCCTCCTCGACCGTCTTGGCCGCGAGGATGTCGAGTTCTGCCTGGACCTGTCTCTGCGATTGCTCGGCTGCTTCGGTCGCCATATCATGCACTTGGGCGTCCCAAATATCCTTGTACTCGACGTAGAGTTCGGGATCGCCCTTGCGGAGGTCCTCGACTGAGCCCCACTTCTTCTCGATGGCGTCCAGTTCAGCCTGCCGCTTCTGAACAGCCTTGTCGCGGGACGTCTGCCCTTGGGGTGATTTGGGCGCCGGCTTCTCGGTAATTTCGTCCAGTTGATTTTGGAGGTCGATGGCCCGCTGCTCGTCATCCACGGTGCGCAGGAGCCCAGCGTTAGCGAGAAACTCGTCGTTAGGACCCATGCGCAGGATCGCCGTCCGCAGCACGTGGGAGAACGCCACTGGGTTACCTTCGATAGCAGCAGTGTCCCAAGATTGCGGCGTGTAGAGTTCAATCACGTCTTTGTCGTCGATCAGCCCGGCCTCACGGAGG